CCTGCATCTGTAATTGTTTCTGACCGTATTCTTGTTCACACCTGTCCCAATTTAATGGTTCAAGTATGGAAGCTAACTCTAGTGGTGCTAACCACATATGTAGCTTCGAATCGTAAACGAATTTTCGTTTGATGATAGATATATCATGCATTGTCTTATAGACGATGTCTTCTCCATCTTTAGTTTCTGGGGTACAATAGTGACCGTATGATAACATACACTCAGACCATTTCGTAATGTCCAGAACTTCTGACAGAGGACGACTAAATGCTATAATACTATCATCTCCATATATTGCGACGTAAAATTCATTTACTAGGTTCTCTTGAAGCTTATAGGCTTCAACAGTACCAATATTCTCAAGAAGATCATATATACACAGATACGTTATTCCATAGTTATAGAGAGTGTTAATAATAGCGGTTCCAGGGTTGCCTGATGGCTGACCCCTCACTATCTGGATGACTACATTACCAAACACTTGACGTGATGAAGTAATATCATTCCATAAAGCTTCTGACACTTTGGAAGTTCGTGAATAGCTCATTTCGATAAAGCTATGTATCATCCATAGAAGATCCCTATTCAGAGTTCCATCCCAATTTGTGAAATCGGTAGCAATAAACTGTTTTGCATTCGGATGTGCAATTTTCTTGAGTTTCAGTGCAAGATAGTCCCAGTCCTCTGAATAAGGATTTATTCCCACAAGAGACGAATTTTCAATTCTCTCTTCCATGATATTAGCGAACAAGTCAAGATAGTGTTCACGAAAAGTAATTACATAATTTAATGGCGCTGCTGCAAAAGCACGAGTCTTCCCAGCATCAACTTTCGCTATTGGGCGAAGTTCATCCTTTGCTGTTGATACAAAGTAACAACGCGGGCGCACATTATTTTCTGCATCACGTTTGTAATCTGCTATCTCTTTTAGAACCATTGGATGATCATATTTCCACATCTCATCTGCTCCCAAAAATGCTGTCTTTCCTTTTGTACCTTTTGCAAATTGGTTAAAAGGATAACCAGGACTTGATGCTCGATTAATACCACGGATATACTCATGACCTTCAATTCCAGAAATCGATTCTTCATGAGTAAGTTGGCGAATTTTGCGTGTGGGCGCAAATTTGTGTCGAAGACTGGCCAAAAATATTGCCTCTTTAGCGCTCGAAACCGCAATTGAGGGCTCCATATATTTCTTCAATGCCTTATTTACAACATGTTCTCCGTTAAAGAACCCTAAATAAGCAGGTTTCTTTTCTGTTGCAAATATCTCATTATGGAAAATAGATGGATATATTTTTGACTTTGCGTGTGAATAAAGATTATGTGGAATATTCCCCACGCGATTGAATGTGTTGTCTAACACAGTCTGAGAATTCTTGAGCGGAACACTGAAGAATGATACGTGTTTAGCAAGATTTAAACTTTCTATCATCTATTGCGAGATGATTTGAGCAGAACTCTTATCATTAAAACAGAATCCCGCCATATGAATTCCAAGAATTCTTCCACCTGATGACGCAGAATTTCCAAGTACGACACTTCCACACGATCCAGGCACACTCTGCATTGGATACTCAATTGTATTGTAGGTG